CCTTGAACTTGACTGGAACAATTATGAAGAGATTGAATCAGTAATTGCAAAAGCACAAAAGGCGGAGGACAGGACGACAAAGGAGCAGTTTGACAAACATCATGCTACCATTGATAAAATTTTTGAAGATTCAAGTTATTGATGAAAAAACTAATCGTACCAATATTGATAACACTAGCCTTACCGCTAGTGTTTCAATCTACTCCAACAGAAATACTAAAACTAAAAACATTTGATGCGTTGGTTAAAGAACAAAAACCAAGTGGAAACTTTGTAATTCTCAACATATCAGAATCTGATGTTAAAGAAAGAGGTGGCTTTCCTTTTCCAAGAAGAGACCTAGCACAAATACAAATAGACTTAATTAATGAAGGAGCTATTGGCGTTGGTTGGGCAATGAGCTTTTCAGAGGCTGACAGGTTTGGAGGTGATGATGTATTTGCACAATCTCTTTCTTTTGCACCAAGCGTTTTAGCAATGTTTGAAACACCAAATGGTCAACACCCAAAAACAGTTGGCACGGTAATTAAGGGAAACGAAGTTGGAGGCATACCAACACAGGGTATTGTAGAAAATATTGATGTTTTAAAAGAACAAACCTATCAAGGCATAGCGACAGCTCCGGTAGATATAGATAACCTAGTCAGACGAGTGCCTTTGTTGATGAAAACACCTGATGGATGGTCGCCTAGTTTTGGCAGAGAAATATTAAAAGCATTAACAGAAACAAGGTCTTATATTATTACTACAAATGATAATGGTATTCAGGAAATAGCAGTCAGACATTTACCTCCAATAAAAACAGATAATCTTGGTCGCAAGTGGGTTAGTTGGGTTGACACACCACAAACTACATTAAAAGAAATGAAAGTTGCAGGAAAGTTTGTAATCATTGGAGTCACAGCCAATGGAATCATGCCACAAGTAGCAACTCCAGTCGGATTATTAGAGCCGCATAAAATACAAGCAGCACTGGCTGAGTCAATTCTTTTAGAAAACTCACCAATAATCCCTGATTGGTCTTTAGCAGCAGAAATACTAATTTTTACTATAATCGTGTCTCTAACATGGCTCCTAATCAATTATCTTGGCATGACCCTAGGCATTGCATTAGCAACCTTAACAATGTTGTGTACGGCATTAGGTGGTTATTGGTTAATACAGAAAGGAATTTTACTAGATGTAACGTGGACTTTAGTCTCACAATTCATTGCAGGAGCTATTGCTTTCTATTTGCGTTTCAGAGAACAGTTTAAATTGCGTTTACAAATTAAAAAACAATTTGAACACTACCTTGACCCAAGGCAAGTAAAACAATTACAGAAAAATCCTGACTTATTAAAGTTAGGCGGAGAAAGAAGAAGGTGTACTTTTATTTTTACAGATTTACGAGGATTTACCGCACTAAGCGAATCAGTTGAACCTGAGCAGGTTACATACATTATGAACAAAGTTTTAACAGCGCAGGTAGATGCAGTACAAAAACACGGAGGCTTGGTAGACAAATTTATTGGCGATGCCGGGATGTACATATTTAATGCACCTCTTGATGTAAAACATCATGAACAGATAGCTTTTGAATGTGCTTTAGATATAATAAAAAATATTAAAGTGGTAAACCAAGAGCTAGAAGCAGAGGGTATGCCATCTATAGCCATAGGCATTGGTTTAAATACTGGTGATGCCATCGTAGGTAATATGGGAAGCAATACTAGGTTTGACTATTCTGCTATTGGAGATGCTGTTAATATCGCAGCTAGGCTAGAGTCTGCTACTAAAGAAAGAGGAGTAGACATTCTCATTGGTGAAGAAACAGAAAAGTTTTGTGGTTATTCTTTAAAAGTGTTAGAATCTATCAAGGTTAAAGGGAAAGAAAAACCATTAAAAATTTATACAACAAGTTAATAAGATTTATGGCAACAACAAAAGAAGCAATTACCAAAATAGAAGCACACGAAAGAGAGTGTACGATTAGATACGAAAACATAGAAAGAAGACTAGAAGACGGCTCAAAGCGTTTTGATAAGCTAGAAAACATGATATGGGCTGTTTATCCATTTATTTTACTTTCCGTGGTTTTATCTAGGTTTGTATGAGCAAAGTTTTAATAGGTATAGTTTTTGTTTTAACAGCTATAACTTATTATTTATTTACCCAAAATCAAACACTCACAGCTAACAATCTTGCATTAGAAGGAGCTGTTGCCACACAAAAAGAAGCAATTGCAAGCCTGCAAAACGATTTTACTTTACAAACAAATAGTTTATTAGAGCTGCAAGGCAGAAACCAAGAGATTCAACAAGAGATGTCAAGGTATCTTGATATATTTAAAAGACATAATTTAACCAAATTAGCAGCAGCTAAACCCGGCTTAATAGAACCAAGAGTAAATAAAGGAACTAAAGATGTATTTGATAGCATTGAAGAAGATAGTCGTAACATCGACAGTCTTGATGATGGCTTGCAGTTGCAGTCTGATACCAAGTAAACAACAGGTTGAAGTAATATCTAAACCTATAGAAAGAACTATAGTGCAGCCTATAATGCCAAGGGAAATAGATTTAAAAGACCCTTATTGGTATGTAGTATCAAATAAAAACATTGATGAATTTTTAGTACAAGTAGAAAAAGACCAAGGACAATTAGTATTTGTTGCTATGTCAGTCCCTGATTATGAGTTGATGGCATATAATATGCAGGAATTAAAGAGGTACATAAATGAACTTAAAGAAGTTGTCGTCTATTATAGAAAAGTTACTACAACAAAAGAGGAATAGCAGTATGAACATATCACAAGAAGGATTATCCTTAATTAAAAAATTTGAAGGGTGTGAGCTTGAAGCTTACAAATGTGCAGCAGGAGTTTTAACAATAGGATATGGCTCAACTAAAGGCGTAAAAGAAGGCGATACTATTACTCAAGAAGAAGCAGATAATTTGCTTTTACATGAAATGAATGAATACGAAGGTTATATAAATGATTCAGTTACTGTTGATTTAAAACAAAATCAATTTGATGCATTAGTATCTTGGGTATTTAATCTAGGACCAGCTAATTTAAAAGCTTCTACTATGCTTAAAGTTTTAAATAATAAAGAATATGATGATGTTCCAGCACAAATTAAAAGATGGAATAAAGCAGGCGGTAAGGTTTTACAAGGACTTATCAGAAGAAGAGAAGCAGAAGCTTTACTTTTTGAAGGTAAAGAATGGCACGAGGTATAAATAATGCCACTAAGAAAATATGTATTTAAACCAGGCGTAAACAAAGAAGGTACTAATTATAGTAATGAAGGTGGTTGGTTTGATGCAGATAAAGTTAGATTTAGAAAAGGCAGACCTGAAAGAATAGGCGGATGGGAAAAACAAAGCACAAATAGTTTTATAGGCACTTGTAGAAAAATATATCCATACAAAACTTCTGTAGGAACAAACTATATAACTCTAGGAACACATCAAAAATTTTATGTATTAGAAGGAGATACTTATAATGATGTTACCCCCATACGAGAGACAGCGACTAATGCTGTTACTTTTTCTGCTACTGATGGCAGCTCTACTATAACAGCAACTGATACTGACCATGGAGCAGTTTCTGGTGATTTTGTTACATTTAGTCAAGCAGTAAGTTTAGGTGGTAATATAACAGCAGCAGTTTTAAATCGAGAATATCAAATAGATTTAGTTCTTACTGCTAATACATACACATTTACAGCTACAGCTACAGCTAATTCTAGTGATACTGGTAATGGCGGTGCTGGTGTAGATGGAGCTTATCAATTAAATTCTGGATTAGATGTATATGTTCAATCTACAGGTTGGGGTGCAGGAACATGGGGTGCAGGTTCTTGGGGTTCTACAAGTAATTTAACATCAAGTAATCAATTAAGATTATGGTCAATAGATAATTTTGGTGATGATATTATATTAAATCCTAGAGCAGGCGGTATTTATTATTGGGATGAATCTGCTGGTGCTGATACAAGAGCAGTTAATGCTACAAGTTTAGGTGGTGCTAGCAATGTGCCAACAAAAACATTTCAAATTATGCTTTCAGATGTAGACAAACACGTTATAGCTTTTGGCTGTAATCCTATAGGTTCTTCTAATTTAGACCCTTTATTAGTTAGATTTTCAGATACAGAAAGTATTACTGATTGGACACCAACAGCAACCAATCAAGCTGGTGGAGTACAGTTATCAATGGGTTCTACAATAGTAGGAGCTTTAAGAACAAGACAAGAAATCCTTATATGGACTGATGTAGGCATAGTTTCTATGAGATTTGTAGGTGCACCATTTGTATTTTCATTTAATGAAGTTGCTAATGGTCCATCTTTAATATCTCCTAATGCAGCAGTTAATGCTAATAACCAAGTTTATTTTATGGACAATGGTGGATTTTATACATATGCAGGTAGTGCTCAAAGATTGCCATGTACTGTATTAGACTATGTATTAAGTGACTTAAATCAAGGTCAAGCATTTAAAGTGTTTGGTGCAGTTAATAACATTGCTAATGAAATTATGTGGTTCTATCCATCAGGAAATAGTTTAGAAGTAGATAAATATGTAATGTATAACTATTTAGAACAAGTTTGGTCTATTGGCACTACAACAGATGATTTTGTTAGAACTGCATGGGATGAAGCTCACATATTAAATAATCCTATAGCAGCTAGTAAAAATAGTAGTACAAATAATAATAACTATTTGTTTGCACATGAAGTAGGACATAGTAATGATGGCAGTGACTTTACTGCATATATTGAATCAAGTGATTTTGATTTAGACCCAGATGGAGAAAAATATATGGCGGTGAATAAAATAATACCTGATATAGAATTTAGGGACCAACAATCTTCTACAGATGATGTAACAATAACAATTAAAGGTAGAGATTATCCATTGCAAGATTTATCTACTTTATCAACAGTATCAGTAACTCCAAACTCTACATTTACAAATACTAGAGCAAGAAGCAGGCAATGTGCTATCAAAGTATCTAATTCATCTGCTGACTATGGGTGGAGACTAGGTGATTTAAGGTTAGATATAAGACCAGATGGTAAAAGATAATGGCAAATCCTAAATCAATAGCATTACCTTTAGCACAACAAGAATATAATTCTACAGATGAAACAGTTACAAGAAGAATTATAGAACAAGCAGTACAAGATTTAGCTATAGAAATAGATAAATTACAAAAAATGCAAAGTGTTGTAGCAAGTAAAAGTATTAAAAGACATCAATTTTTATTAATGGGGATGACTAGTGGCTGATAATTTAAAAGTATTAGGTCAATTAGACCCTGCAGCAACAACAGTTACTACACTTTATACTGTGCCTGATATGACACAAACCACAGTTAGTTCTATTGTTGCAGCAAATAGAACAGGTTCAGCAATAACATTTAGATTAAGTGTTCATGTAGCTGGAGCTTCTGCTGATGATAAACAGTATTTATATTACGATAAATCAGTAGCAGCAAACGATTCCCTAACCATAGTAATTGGGATAACATTAAATCAAACAGATGTAGTAAAAGTTTATACAAGTGCAGTAGACATGAGTTTTAATATGTTTGGCTGTGAAACAAAAGAGGAAGATAGATAATGGACATTCAACAACAAACTAAAAATGTAGCAGCTCAAGGTCGTTTTGGCGATTCTATGCTTCTTCATGTTAATCCTGCTGAAGTAAAAGGA